AACTTTCATGTGGACTTTAATGACAAAAAGGATACAGGAACCAATCCAATTATCCAGAGAAAAGTAAATTAATACCTTCTGTCCACACTAAAACCAGCAAGGAAAACTACAAAAACGACTCTCGCCAAAATAGTTCTCCTGAACAAGGGATAGTGAATCCCAGCTGGCTGGTGACACATGGTTAGAGGACTTCCCAATAAATCCAATAAGAATCTAGAGGTACAGGCATAACCTAAACACCAGAGAATATAACCACTACTGCATTTACATTAACTCCATGGAAATAACTGAAAATTGAAGTGCTTTTCAAAAGGCACAAAAATTCAGCCCAAACCAAGGAATAGTGGGGCTCACAAGGGTGGGTACACCAAACCCAAACCATGTTCAATTCCACTTGAAAATTCTTCCAGAAAAGAGAACAATAAAATAGTAAAGAATCATGATTAGTTGCCCATAAATAGTTTCAAGTCATCACGGACCAGATGGGGGGAATTAAGTCAATATACTACCATTAATTTGAGTAATAACAATATCAGCCGTAAACTGATCTGTGTTAGCATCTTGAAGAGAGGGTAGACCAAATGTTGCCTGCAATGCCCCAGGAGCGTTGATGGAAATCATTGCAGCATACATCATGGGAAGCTGATCGGAAAAAGTGCCAATGGCAGCAGTTCCGATTTGTCCCAGGGAATCTCCATACCAAACAGTCAACGTAGTGCAATTACTTGCAGTAGCATTAGACTTGATATAATTATTACCTGAATACCCAGCTTGAGGATTCATAGACACCATAATCAAGTACGTACCAATAGACACACTTACTGGAAAAGTGATAATCCCAGCTGTGGATATCGTAGACCCTAATAATGAACCAGGGAGCTGCGTATAAACACAATTATTGAAAGGATTTTGGACACTTGTGGGACAAACCGCTTTATACTTATCAGTAAGGATATTTAAACCCTGCCCAACAGCAAAAAGGGGCTTGAAGAAAGCCACCTCAAAGGTGACCCACAACTCTCCAATCACTTGACTGGAAGATTGGCCTTGGACAGCCAATTGAAAATTACCCAAGTTGTACAAACGCTCATCCTGATCAGGAGCAGCCGAACCAATCTGTACATAACGATGAGTACTCCCAAGAGCAGTTTGCCCAGGAGCACACTCAATAGCATGAAACATGCATTGATATGGAGCACAACTCACAGCATACTCATAATTTTCCATGGCAATCTTACTGGTAAACGCCGGTTTAGTGACGTTATATTCAGTTGCCATGACAACAGCACCATTTGCATTAGTGCTTGTCAATGAGATGAGGGGTTTATACTCCATAATCATTCCGACAATTTGGTACTCCTCATAAGCAGCAGCAATGGCAGAAAGCCAGGGAAACAACTTAGTGTTACCTGGATTGATAGAAAATTCGGTGTTAGTGAAATTTGCAGCAGACAAAACATCAGTAACATACTCCCTATGACGGATTATATGTGCCTGACCTTTATTCTCAATGGCTGGGGCTTGAGTACCATGAAGCAAAGAATTAGCTTGTGTGGGTTGACCAACAATCTGTTCTTTACCCTCGTATGCACCAAACCCAAACATAGAACCTATAATGTCTCCTGCTTTATCACCTAACCAACCACCTAATTTACCACCAATGGCTTGTCCCAAGTACCCACCATGTCCTTTCGTGAAACCAGCTGCCAAATCAGAAGGGGCTACTATTTTTCGCTTCTTCTTTTTGGCTTTTGGCATCTGGGGAGGAGGGCTCGCGATCTTTTCGACCACGACTACTGGGGCTTTCGCCTTTGACTTCTTTCCTTTTGGCATTGCAACAGAGGATTGTACAAAATACTTTATGACAAAAACAACGAAAATGAATCGTTATTAACGAGAGATAATAAATGGCTTAAAGCGGCATTAATTTTAAAGCTACCGCTTTCGAAACCTAAATATAGCGCAACTATAGACCGGGCATCAAGGTAGGTGGTCATAATTAAGTCCAAAGACAAAATCACACCATGAACCTCGCTTTTCAAATCCAATTCAGCACGATAATTACTCAAAAGCCAGCCAATAAAACTCTCCAACCAGAGTCTACACTCAGGGATAAAAAATGACTCCATGCGCAAAGCACAGGCCCGCAGCAAGGTTAAATGAATACTCTGAGCTGTGTTCCCCCATTTTAAACCACCAAAAATCCTACTAAGACGTGGGATTGGCACATACATGCCATATTGGGGTAAGAAAACGAGCGTGTGAGATAGGAACTCCAACTTTGACACATCTTCCCATTTATCAGTACCAGTACATGGATAACCTGAAAGGTCCATGTACCTGTAAAATAGGAGGGGATCAAAAAGAAACTCTTCTTTACACAACACTAAAACATCATCAGAATAATTCAACACACAAACTGCGTCATCCGGTAGGCCCAATTCATGACAAATACGTATTGTAGAAGCTGTAGCATTACGATTCATTGTCAATGTGTTATCAGTGGCAGTGTTAACATTGCCAGAAGATTGGGTGCCGTGGACTAACACCAAATCCCCATTCGGTAACAAATAATACTTATGAATAGAATCATAATACCAACTCCAAAACAGCAAGCGTTTACGCCCACCATACGACATTGCTCGCAACCGACAGTTTTCCTCGTGGTCACGAATACGTACACTCCCATCAAAATTACTACCATCCACAGACAAAACCTTATAACCGGGAAACCGATTGACAATTTGATTAAATTGCCCATGGTACTTTGACATACCAACACAGGAAAAACCCGATAAAGCAGAGCGATAAAGCTCTTCATTTTGTGAGAGACAGAGGTAATTGCCCATCACTGAATAAGTGACAGGACTAGCCACAAAAGTACGAACTTTAGAAATCTTATCTTCCTGATAATAAGCATCTTTTTCCAGTTCTCGAATTTCTTGTTTCAAATGGACACTCCAAATAGGAGGTGCCACATTTGGATAATTATCAAGATACTGCAAAAGATGGTGCCAACCTCGATTTTGAAAATCCTTCTTATCTTTATATTCCCTATTCAAAGGAAAACCAACAGAGGAATTTTTATTCATCGATTCCCAAGCATCCTGAAAAGAATACTCGGTAGCACGCAAGAAAATAGGTTTCACAAAAGCTTCCACCCGACGGGCAGCAACATCCCAAAAAGGACAATCAATGCTGCTATCAGGTTTTTGCAAGTTCTTCTTAAATGACTTATAAAACGTTTTTAATCCAGAGTACGTTGGAACTCTAAACGAATCAAATAATGGAGAAGTCTCACCATTAACTAGATTAAACAAATTGACATAAGGATCGTACGGATACTGTTTAGTTGGGGGAGAATGTACACCAGGTACAAACCCAACATAAGTGATGTTATCCTTCAAATACGATTCTAAGCCAATATGTGGACGTGCAGCCACATCAAGCACGAACGGCCACACTTCTAGTTTTTTGGCTTAAAAGGTTGCAACCAATGACGCAACTCCCAAAAGGAGTGAGCATAATTAGGTTGACCAGACTTCTCAGCACCACCAGCATAATGTAATCCAACCACTGAACCAGTTGGACGTCGATTACCATCGACCAAAACAATCACACCACCACACTCACCAACAGAAGTAGTACAAGTGTGGTGACATTCATTTTGCACAATATTGGCATTACCAGTAGAACACGATTCACCGTTCACATAGGCCACTGGCCCACCATAAAAATCTGAACATATATGAAAACGCTGGGGACTATTCAAATATTTTTTAACATTCTCTGGGCCCAACTTTGCATGAACTAAAGGGGCTGGAAGACGTGCTAAATCCAAAGAATAAGTCTGACCAAGCTTAACTTCACCCGTTTCATGATTACGAATCTGGCGGGTATGTTGATGCATTTCCCATTGATCAATAGATATTTCCAACTTAAATTTCTCTGACCCGTCAATAAAATGAAGGTGGGAAGTTGTTGCTCCTACAAAAGCATGCTTCACCGACACGAAATAACC